ATGTCACGCTTTTCCGTAGAGGCAGTTTTCCGGGCGATTGATAAAATATCGAACCCGGTCAAGGGGATGACGAATTCAACGAATAAGTTTAGTCGTCAACTGCGGAAAGATTTTGCGCAAGCTCAGAGATCGGTGGAGAATTTTCACAAATCGGTGAAACAGAAACTTGCTTCGGGGCTCAAGATGGCTCTGGCCACTGGGGTTATGGCCCTGGGTTTAGGTCTGGGCTTGGTTGCCAGGGAATTTGTCAGTTTTGATCATGCTATAGTATCCTCCACTGCAAAGTTTAATGATTTGGTGCCTGGGACGGAACGAGCCAGAAAAGCTATGGAGGATTTGCGTAAGGTTGCGAGGCAAGTAGGGGCAAATACGCAATTCACTCCCACAGAAGCAGCCAAAGGATTGGATTACCTCGCGATGGCCGGTTTTACGAGCGTTCAGGCAATGACAATGCTTCCAGGTGTGGTAAATCTTGCCACTATTGCAAATGTAGATTTGGCCCGCAGTACGGATATTGCCTCGGATGCCTTAGGCGCTTTTGGGCTAATGACAAAGGATGCGACAAAGCTTGAGATAAATTTTACCAGATTACAGGATGTTATGGCAAAGACTGTCACCTCCACGAATACTAATATGGAAGATTTATTTGAGGCAATTAAATTCGGCGCGCCTGCCTTCACAATTGCCGGTCAATCCATGGAGGCATTTAATGCTGTAGCAGGGCGAATGGCTGCAAATGGTATCAAAGGAACCAATGCCGGTACCGCATTACGCGCCGGGATGATCCGCTTATCCGCCCCGCCAAAGGCGGCGGCTGCAGCATTGGATAAAATGAGCATCAAGATCGCTGATTCCTCCGGCAAAATGCGAAACATTGTAGATATCATGAAGGATATGGAAGTCAAATTAAAAACCATGACTCCGATTCAAAGGACGGCGGCGTTGGCTGCTATATTTGGCAAAAATGCATTTTCTGCATGGGCTTCCGTGCTAAATGAAGGGGTTTCTAATACAGAAGATCTTTATAAGTCTCTACTTAAAGCTAATGGTGCATCGGAAGCCATGGCGGCAGAGATTAGAAAATCTTTATTGAACCGCCTTAAGAGCCTGGGGTCTGCGGCGACAGAATTAGGGTTTAAATTCATGGTTGCGTTTGAAAAACAGGGAGGCAATGCAATCGATAAATTGACCAAGGCGGTCCGGGATTTTGATCCGACTCCTATAATAGATGGAATAAAAACCGTAGGCCAGATAATTGTTTTTCTTTGGGGGATAATAAAACCATTATTGCCTTTTATCGGAAGCATGGTTGTGGCATGGTATGCCTATAAAGCCGCTTTGTTTATAGTGGCAGCACAACAGGCAATCACTAATGCAATCATGGCGGCAAATCCTATTGGGTTGATTATAATCGCGATCGGCATCCTAGTTGGATTAGTTATCACTCTTTATATGAATTGGGATAAATTAAGCACCAAAATGAAAGTTTTTTTAGGAATCATTTCATATATAGTACTAGGACCTTTAGGCTTGTTGCTCTTTGGATTTGTGGCCCTGGCAAAAAATGCCGGCGGGGTCAAAAATGCCTTTATAGTTTTAGGAAAAATAATTATGAAAGCTTTATTGTCACCTGTGAATTTATTAATTTATGCAATTCGGGCTTTATTATTCACGTTATCAAAAATTCCAGTTGTAGGGGATAAGTTCAAGGGGGCTTATCAAGCAGTTTCCGAATTTCAGGATAAAATAAACAATCCTTTTAAAATTACTGAATTTGATGAAGAAAAGAAAAGGAAGAGAAGAGAATCATTTGATGCTTTTACTTCAATGATTCCAAAACAATTGCATGATAAATATTTTCAAAAACAAAGAAGCGCCTCCTTTAATACTTTTGCATCGATGATTCCAAAGCAGTTGCATGATAAATATTTTCCCAAGCAAAAATCCGAGGCGGGTAATCACAATCAGTCCCCCACCACACAGCGTGAGTCTTTTTTCCAATCCTATATAAATCAAATCAATCAAGGGAGGTTGACTATTCAGAATAATTCAAAAAATGACGTGGATCATAATGGACGTCCGATCCCCTCCGGTTCCAGCGTTATGGTACCAACTTCGGGGTAGTACATGTCATACGAAGACAAGTTATTAGATGCCATTATCACTACACCTGATGACATTGATTACAGTTTCGCTTACCAGGATGTTGAAAAGGATATCGAAAAAAAGACCTCATCCTATATTTTCGGTGAGGTGGACGGGCAACTTGTTGAGGACTTTGGTCTTGGCGCGGTCAATCTTCCTCTGACTATATTTTTCCATGGGAAAGATTATGATGAGGTAGCTGATGCGTTCGAAGAATCGGCGTCGCTTAAGGGTGTATCTGTTTTGCAACACCCCAGATACGGTATTAAAAATGTCGTAATCACAAGAATTAAACGACGTGACAGTTTGAAATCAGCATCCAATCAAGCTGTATTTGTGCTGGAGATATCGGAGACGATTATCCCAGAGAAACCGGAATCAGGCTTGCAAACGAGAAGGGCAATATTGGCGTATTTGGATTCATTGGCCGATGTCAATGCAGGAATTTTTGACCAGAATTTTCTTACCGAATTGGCGGGCGACATTATGGCGGCTAAAAATCGAATTACCAGTTTTGTGAATAATGTCAGAAATGCGGTTAATAAAGTCCTAAATACGGTTAAATCCATACAGGACACATTCGACAATCTGGAAAGATCCATTATCAGCAATATAGATTTTTATATGAGCGCTCCGCTGATATTGGCACAGGATCTACAGCGATTGATTTCAGCGCCGGCGCGGCTTGTTAGCCGGGTAAAGGATCGGATTGATTATTACAAGAAGTTATATAATAAATTAATATCCGGAGAGGACGATCCGGTAAGCGGGCAGGATAAGAAAAACCAAATGGCCGAAAAGCAATTACTGACTACCAGCCTTTTGTCAGGCATGACCGAGGTTTATTTGTTTCCTGAAGGCTCACCTGATAAGGGGACATACTCATCGGCAACGGGGACCGCGGCTGCCAATTCGAATTCTACTTCCACCACTTCGACGGCAGAATCGACTCCCGGGCAAATTGGTTTCAGCACTCAGAATGATGCAATCAATGCGGCTCTGGAATTACGGGAGCAATATCTGACAATCCAGGATTACCTGGATAATTTAGAGGCTGCCAGTATTGACGACCCATTGTATTTGAGATTCGAGGTCTCGGATGAAATAACGGCTTTAATTAAAAAAATTACCTCCGAGGCATCCAAGAATTTAGTGCGGTTAAGTTTTTCCTTGAAAAAGGAACGCTCTTTGACTCTGGAAAAGCCATACGATTTGATAACATTGGCATATAAGTTATATAATTCAACGGCAAATGATAAATTGGATCTGTTAATAAATTCCAATAAATTAACCGGTGAGGAGTTACTCGAAATTCCAAAGGGAAAGGAGATAGTTTTCTATGTCTGATTTCCCAAATACTATAGAAGTTTCGGATTCATCCGCGAACGATAAAGGAATCAACACAGAGGTTGCCATTGAGATTGACGGCACCCCTTATCGATTTTGGGAGGGTGTGGAAATTGACCGTAGCTTTGACTCGCTGGCGGATAAGTTTTCCCTTACTTCTCCTTGGTTTCCTAAAAAAACGAAATATCAGGATATTTTCCGGCCATTCTCTTATAAAGACTGCGCTATTTATATCGGCGGTAAGAAAACTTTAACCGGGATGATTTTATCGGTCAAGCCGCAATCCGGGGCCAATTCGAAGAGGATAATGATTGAAGGGTATTCCTTGCCAGGTTTAATCGCGGATGTGCCGGCGCATTATACTTCCTGGCCGCTCAACATGAACGGGCTGAACCTGGAAGAAATTGCCAAGAGACTTTGCGAACCATACAATATTGTTGTCAGATTTGAAGCTGATCCGGGATCACAATTTTCCAAATCTGAAAAAATCGTTCTGGAACCGGATGAAATGATAGGAAATTTTTTAATCAAATTGGCGAGACAAAGAGGACTGATTATATCATCGTCTGTGGACGGTGAACTACTATTCAGGGAAGCAACTGTCAATCCTGCGATAGCTTTTATTCAGGACGGGAAATATCCATATATAAACAGCGATGTTTCTTATAACGGTCAAAACAGATACTCGGAAGTAACCGCAATAGGGACTAATAACAAAAAGGGGTTTGGGAAAAAATATACGGTAGCGGACCCGGGGTTAAAAAATATTTCAATCAAACGGCCTTTGGTTATTCGGGCGCAGGATGTCAAATCGGGCGGGTTGATAAAAGCGGCCACAGCTAAGCTGGGCAGATTGATAGCGGAATCAATTAAAATCAAGCTTTCCATTGTAGGCTGGCATACACCGGAGGGCGTTTTGTATGAGGATAATCAAATTATTACTTATCAGAGCGATGATGATATGATATATGAAGAGACTGATTTTTTAATTCGTAATTGTAAATATATAAAAAACGGAAATTCCAGGACTTGTGATCTGGACTTGGTATTACCGGAGGCATATAACGGACAAATCAGGCAGGTTTTCCCGTGGGATTGATTGGGAGAATAGCAAAATCCTTTCTGGAAGAGGAGCTACGCGAGATTGCCACGGAGATTTATGAGGGATATTACCGGGAAGCGAGACAGATTGCGCCTCCTGGTATAGATGCAAATCCGCTGCCGGATGACCAGGGGGTTATGATCACCTTGGACGGGTCCAGCGGCAAAGGGGTTCATGTTGGTGTTTATCCGGACCCGCAGGCAGAACCAGGTGAGGTTAGATTTTATAGTAGGGATGCTCAAGGGGCTCTCAAGGCTGTGCTGTGGTTAAAAAAGGATGGAAAGCATTATTTCAATGACGGGTCCAAAAGTGCCGCGCGTAAGGATGATAAAATCGATTCGGACAGCAATGATGATTCTGAGTTCTGGAACTGGATTACTGCGGTTCACACGGCTCTTCAGAGTAGTCCGGCAAATGGAACTGTAGCAGCGCCAAAGCCAACAAAACTGACGGGTAAAATTATTGAGGGCACTGACGAGGTGCAATTGCCATGAGCAAATTAAGGCAAGGGGATTTATATCTCAATGATACTCCGGACGGGGCGGAGATTATCAATACAAATGGGGAACCGGTTATGGACGCCGGACTGGAGACGGCTGTCTATATTTCCATTTATGGAGAGGAGGGCGATCCCGGGTGGATGACCGAATACCAAGGCGAAAGCGAAAAATTGAAATGCAAATTTTATAATTTTATCAAAGGGAATAATAAGACTATATCAAATATCAGAAAAGGGGAATTGTTATTATTAGATGACTTAAGCTGGTTTAAAAAGGACGGCATTGCTGACAAAATAAACATCAGCATTGTTTCTACGGATAGAAATAAAATTTTGATAAAAGTGGAAATGCTGGCGGACGGAGAAACAATCTTTAAAAATAATTATAACCTGAATTGGTTTTATCAAAAAAATTTACCTGCAAGCGGTAGGATTTAAATTATGGCATTACCTACTCCTACTATAAAAGAGATTCGAACTCAGATTATATCTGATTTGGAAGGCGAGATCGGTCAATCTATCCCTATCCTGGCAAAGGCGGTGTGGCAAATCTGGAGCTTTGTGCTGGCCGGGATTTGGATAATTCTATATAAATACGGTACTGATGCGTTCAAACAAAGATTTGCTCAAACTGCAAATCGGTCGTTTTTGATTTTACTCGGGGAGTCTGTACGAGTCTATATTAAACCGGCGCAGACTTGGATAGGGGAAGCAGAGGTCGAGTGTACGGCCTCTAGTGGAAACTTGAATGCCGGCAC